TTTATAGAAAGATGTAATATCACTTACCGCTGGTCTTTCGTAAACCTGTAAAACTCCGCCAACTTCCATATATATAATAGCTCTTGATGATGATGTGAACCCTAGTTCAATTCTATTTGAAACAGTGGCGTCATTTATAGATATAGAACCACTAAAATCAGTTAATGAAGCTATCTCTGCATATAGTACTCCCTCTGTTGAGTTTATTAAATCTGAGCTACCTGAACCAAATGCTGCATCGGCTAAACGTGTTTTTATTGACCCTTCGGTTGGTATGTATGAAGTGCTGAATGAATTTTGTTCTAATTGTGCACCCCAAGCGTAAATAGTAGCACTTGAATTAGATGGTTCTGTTCCTCTTAAACCCATTGATAACCTATCAGATGTAGCATCGCTTACTTCAAATCTATTCCAATTAGTAGTAACTGATATTGTTTTATAACTTATATCATCAGAAGATATTTCTATGTTTATATTAACATCTGATTTTAAATAAACAGAAGAAGTGCCATTTATATCAGAACCACCATAGTCCAATCTTATTAAACTATAATCTGAATTACTTGTCGCATTCCCTTTGTTAAATATAATTTTATCAGCGTTTTGTGTTCCATCTGGAGATGTTGAATTATTAGAAGTAACAATTGGCAAAGAACCTGTACCACCATTTAATTTACTCCATTGATTAAAATCTTCTGAATACGTTACTAAATTCGTACTCTGCGGCTCAAATAACCAGCTCCCACGTCCGCTATCTGGTACTACTTCTTGACCTAGAACTTCTTTTACAGATACGTTGTCTATGTAAGAAACTTCTCCACTTGTGCCATTACCTCTTATATAAAAATATGAATCATTTCCAGTTGTAGTTACATACCCTCCGTAAGTGTTTTCAGAAATTAAACTTAAATTTATAGGGTTATTAACGCTATTTATATACCATTGTGGTGATAATCCGTTTGTTATATATGCTTTACAAAAATAAGTTTTTCCCGTTTCTATTGATAAGTCAGTTCTTTTAATAAAACCTTGAGAACCAACGGTTGTAACTTTAGCCATTCCGTTTTCAAGTTCTAAAGTAGAGCCAACGTGTGCTGACCATCCATTTAAACCATCACTAAAATCACCATTACTAACCAACTCACTTCCTAAAGAATCTTGATAACTAAACCCTTCGTAGTTTATTCTAGGTAGGTTAGTGTCGTCTGTAATTTCTATTACTGAAATGTTTGATATACTATAAGAACTTCCACTAGAAGTTGTGGAATAAATTCTTAATTCTTGACCTATTGGAGCAGTAACATTAAAAGTATGTTCTCCGTTTGCATAATTTGCGTAATTAGCTAAATTACTAGCAGCTCCATCTCCTACGCCAAAAAAAGCAGTTCCACTCGTTAAGTCAGCTACTGTCAATTTTATTTGATATTTCTTATTTGCAGTAAAAACATTGCTTGAAGTTCTAATATCACCACCAATAGTATCGCTAAAAATAGCTTTGCTAGTACCAATACTCCAAGCATTCGACAAAGTCCAATCTTGTCCGACCTCTTTAACGCTTACGTTGTTTATTTTTATGTTAGGGTTTGAATTATCAGCATTCTCAATATAAATTGTTGAGTTAATAATCGGACTTAATATTTGAAAAGTATGAACACCAACCGATGTTATTTGTTTCCATTGTTGCCCAACGGTACTTTGAAAAAACACATAAACACTTGAACCTAATTCCTCTACATCTATAGTTACTTGATAATAAGTGTTAGCTTTAGTATTAAGGGTTTGATATGCTTTTGTATATATATTAACGTTTGTCCCTATTAAAGAATTGCCTGAAATACTCCAACCAGATTGTAAACCCCAATCACTATCTGTAGCAAAATTTCCGTTTGTTACTTCCTCCGAACCCTCTTGAGAGAAATCTCCGTTAGAAACTAAGTTACCACTAAGGATTTGCACGTCTTCAATTAAACCTTGTGAGTTTACTCTTGTGGCGCTAGAATTCCTAGTGAAATCGAAGTCTCCGTCTATTGCTTCTTTTACTGAAACGTTTGTTACTTTTCCAACAAAACTATTACTACAAAACACCCCCAAAGGCTGGTCTGATGCCCAAATATGATTTATTGTATAGACACCCGCTGAAGTTATAGTTAATGCTGGTGTACCACCAAGTCCACCATAAACATACAAAGTACCTGATAAAACTTCTGTTACATTTATTGAAATTTTATATAATCTTCCTATTACACCTAAGTCATAACTTGTTTGTGCATAAGAACCACTTACTGCTACTGCTCTAACTAATTGATTAGCCTCAATAGTCCACCCAGTTCCTAAAGTCCAACCAGTAGAGCCATTACTAAAATCGCCATTTGTCACCAGCTCTTCACTTAAAACTTCTTCAGGTTTAACACTTAATATTTTACCATTATCGTAAGATGTTGGAGTAGTTACTATACTCGCTTTTTCTAATAAATTACTCATTATTCACAGTTTTCTAAGGCGGTTAATATTTCGCTAGTTCCAGTCGCATTTTCATAATACGTTGCTCTGGCTTGTAAAGTCGTTAAAAGGTTAGGCACTGCACTTGTTACCGACAAGTCAAAGTATATGCCACCCCAACCAAATTGAACTGGTAATCCCCACCAAGTTGTTTTATATATTTCTCCGTATCCCATTATGTTGTTAATTTTATTATTTCTTCATCTGTTAAAGCGTTCCCAAAAACTTGTGAATTGTAAATCTCACCTTCAAAATTTAAGTAGTCATCATTACCTTGAAATTGAAATATATTTAATTCACTAAATAATCTATTAGTGTCTAAATAACTATTTAAAAGTTGTCCGTTTGCAAAAAGCTTATAGCTTCCGCTATCCCATTTAACCGCTACTTTAAGCCTTCCGCCATTGTGCGTAAAATTATAATTAACTATTGGAGAGCTTGGAAACTCATTTATAAAAAACTGTAAAACGTTTGAAGTTTTAAATGCGAATTGTATTAAATTGAATGTCCCACCTCGTAAACTTATTACGTTACCAAGTGTATCACTAGAAGCAACCGCAAAAGGTTTAACGTCTAAAAAAACCACTCCTTTATTTTTGTTAAAATCTGTTTCAGCTTTAACCTTACGCTCCAATTCTCTTGTAACGGTACTGCCTTCCGTTTTAATGTAGCTGCTTAAATAGTTACCTTCTTCAAGTTGTGCCCCCCAGAAATAATTATAATCGCCTTTAGTGACAGTAAGATTTCCATTTGATGTTGTTCCGTAAATGTAAGGTCTTACAGTTGTGTTTCCAGAAGTTTCACAAGTGATGGATATTCTATACCACCCATTTGTAAAAGATTCAATGCTGTTATCTATTAACGTTATTTCGCTTCCAGTTGTTTGAGGGGTGAAAGATGTTCCTTTTCCTAAATCAAAAAATATACTTGAATAATCTGTTTCAGCGTCATTAAACAAGGCTAAGTTGCAATATGTAGCATTTCCTTTTTTAGCAAAAACTGATAAAACAATAGTTGAACCGCTTGTAATTGAAGCAGACCCCCTAAGTCTCATTCCAAGAACGCTAGACGAATTACATTCTAATTTGTCAGCGGTTTCAGTTCCTTCTGGTGAAACGTCTTCGTTTGCTGTTACAGTTGTTCTTGTTTTTAGCCATAAAGCATTATCAAATTCTTCGCTTCTTAATTGTCTGTTTGTTCTACTTCCTTCCATTAAAAGGCTAGGACAATCACCACTCCAATTCAAGCGTGGGTTATTTGAGCCTACAATTGTTTCAATTAAACCGTTTTCTTTTACTCTAGTTGCATCGCCAATCCTAAAAAAATCAAAATCTCCATCACCATCAACTGGTAAAACAGAATAAACTTTGCTGTTTTTATATCCGCTTGGTATTATTGCTAGTATTGGGTTTTCCATTATCTTTCTATTATTATTGAAGTAGTAGCACAGTACCACCATTCACCGTTCACTTGTAGTCTTAACGTTACTGTTTCCCCTTTATTTATTTCTATTGACCTACCAAAATCTAAAACTACTGATTCCCTTACGTTGTTTCCGTAAGTATCTGTTTCACTACCTTTTAAAACACCATCTACATAAACACTTAAAGTCAAAGAGCTTCCACTAGGAAACTGCCTAGAACTATAAGGCATTGACGATATAATAAATTGACTAAAATAACCATTAAACGGCACTGGAATACCACCATAAGAGAACGGAAACGTTGTACTAGAACCATTATCATAAAGCGTGTAGGTATTAACACCACTGATATAATGTCTCCAAGTCACAGATATTTTTTCAGTCGTTAAACCTCTGCTTGTGTATTCTACTGACTTCGCTCTTATAAGGTTATTTGTAGAAATCATTTATTTTTGTATTTCAATTTCATTTCATTATAAAACTGTTTAGCGTATTCTTCGTTTGCTTTAAGTCCTATATATTTTTTTAAACGCTTAACGTTTATTTCTTTGACTTTGTACTTCATAAAACCCAACCATTAAAAACTGTGTCGGTGTCTGGACTTATATCGTTGTCGCTGTTGCTTGTGTATTCTGGAAATTTAGATTGATTAAAACATAAATAATCCACTAGTCTAGTGCTGTAATAATTTGCATACTCTCTAGCTTTACCTACTAAATAATCAACTTCATTTTTATTAACGTTTTCAGCAGTTTCGCTTGAATGCTTAAACACTCCGCCATTCTTAATTTGATATGCCGCAAATGGAATATAATTAACTTGAGCGAACCATATAAGGGTTGGCTGTATATAATCGCTTACAAGGGTTAAATAGTCCCCAGATAAAGTACTGTTTTCAATGTCCGTACTTATTCGGTTGTATAAATCAGTTCCTAGTAAGTTTTGTATGTCAATTTCTTGACCTAGTTTTATAAACTGTATAAACTTGTCAGTATCAACATTCCCATCTAAGATAGAATTTCTTACTAAGTCAGTTCTTGATATAAATAATGCTGTTGCCATTTAGTTTTTGAATTTCATTTTGTTCCAATATTCGGCTGTATAACCTTTATACTTCATATCCTTTGGTGCTACTGGTACTTTCTGTGCGTTCTTAGGCATTTTAAAACCTTTACTTTTAGCTTGACCGCTTGTTATTTGGCTTTTTTTACCTTCTTTAATTTGATAGGTCTTTCTGAACCACTTATGATTGCATCTAGCACCGCCTTTATATAACCATATAGAGTATGTATCTGAGCCACCTTTGCCAAAACCAGCGTTTACAGATTTTTTACCCATTGCCACAATATCTTCTTTGCGATATACTTTTTTAGCTCCTATCATTTTAGAACAAAACTGTCTGCTGTTTGACCCAGCTTTTTCAGGTGCATAAGAATAACGTACTAAAAACTCAACACCCTTTTGACTATCTTGTTTTGATTTGCCATCTTGTTTGCTTTTTGCGTTTGGTTTAGCCGTTCCAGTACTTACAAAATTCCATATTTTAGACAACGTTGTTTCATCTTCTTCTAGTTCAGTGTTTAAATCTGTTATAACTTCGTCTAGTTCATCGTTTAATTCATAATCAACTTCGCTTTCATCTACTAAATCATATTCAGCTAGTAGTTCTTCTTCACTCTCTCCTAAGTCGATTAATTCATCAGCAATATCACTACCCAATTCATCAGGTAAATCTTGACTAAGTTTAACCCCAGTTTCTTCTTCTCTAGTTTCTGCGTCCTCAACGTTTTCTAAGTCTGTAAATTCTAACGGTTGAAGCGTTTTAAAGTACAATTTAAGGCTCATTTGATTAAATGCTAGTATAGAATCAAAAGCATCTATTAAAAGCGTCTGAAATGGTCTTATAACGGTGTTATCCATTAAGGTACTAGCTGTAATTAATTCTTGTGCATTATTACCAAGTCCGCTATTATCTTTAATACCTAAAAGCATAGGTGAAACCACTCTGTGTGCTACCATTACTTTTTTAGAACTTTCATCACTTAAAAATTGATATTGTTGATGTGCTTCGCTTAGTTGTATAGGCTCAATAGTTGCTGCACTTTCTGGATTGTCATTAAATGCTAAAATAAATTTACCTGCATTGCTAGAACCGCTAAACTTAGAATATATACGGTTTTCTAAGGCTTGGCGTTCTTCAGCGTTTGGTGTACCATTGTTAAAATTTATTAACATTGAAGGAGCTAATCCGTTCAGGATATTATTTAAATGATAGTTCGAGATTTCCTGTTCGAGCTCAGCATATTGTAAACCACCAGCATAATCTGGACTTGAATAGTATTTATACCCAGCTCTGTAAGGTTTTACATATATAATCTCAATATTTTCTTTACTACTTCCAAAAGATGGTATTCTAGTTGTGTGACCTACGTTCTTAACCTTCTTCCAATCATCAGCATAGTAATACGCTTCTATTTCGCCTTTGTCATTACATTTTTCAGCTCTTAAATTTTCAACAGGAATATGTTCAACTTGTGCAATAGTTTTTTTATCCTTAGAGTAAATGACTTGCATAGCACATTGACCCATAAGTTTAAGGTCATAGCATAATTTACGAACCATATCTTTATGAAACAAAGAAATCATTTTAGCGTACTGCTCTGGCTTTTTATTTGAGTTTAAAGCATCTAGTCCACGTCCGTAAATCATCTCACTAATTCCATTAATAATAGCGTTATTTGTTGGGCTACCATTGTAACGTTGGATTAAATAATTAAAATAATTGTTATCAGAACCATAACTAACCCATTCTTTGTTTGATTTCTCAACAATTTCTGGAGTTGTGTAAGTACTTAAATTTACTATTCTTAAATCGTTCATATTTATATTATTATAAATTCGTTATCCGAACTTTCTTCACTTATATACTTATCTTTATTGACGCTGTAATATTCATCATTACTTTGGTTAATTGCTTGGTCTGTGCAAAAAATCTTATCCTTATAAATTATATTATTTGAATAAATAACATCTAATATATAAAAATCGCTTTCAGTTAAAGCACCAAAAACAGCATCAAAAGAAATATAGTTCCCATCAATAACCGAAGTAGCATCAACCGTAATAGTTTTGTTTGTACTTTCACTAGTCAATTTTAGGTTCAATGTACCTACCGTAAATTCTCTTGGAATTATCTTAAAGGTTTTATTTCCGCTTGTGTTAATTAACTTCATATTAATATATAAATAAAAAACAAATATTTTGTATTGTGTAGGTATAAAAAAAGGGCTATCCGTTAAGATAACCCTGATTTATAAGTAAAAGTACTAATTATGCAGTTGGGTCAATTTGAACCGCTGAAGCATCGTCAGTAATTACAGTTGATGTTACAAAGTAAGGCGGTGCTGTTTCTTGTGCATTCACCGTTAATGTATATCCTGTTAAATCACCCATTGCTGCACCTGTAACGATAGTCCCTCCGTTTACATCGCCACCATTTTCAAGACCTACTAAAAAGAAATTACCGTTATAATCTTCAACAGCTACGTGTGGACGTGCGTGAGCGATTAATTTAAGTTCTTCTTGTGTAGCTTTGTCTTGAAAGGTCAAAGTCATATTAAGTGTAGTATCATAGAAAGTTGTTCCGTTTTCTCTGCTTGAAGTAATAGCAGTTTCCATTGAACTGTTTCCTTTTACATCAAACTGAAACCAAACAGGGCTTCCAGCTACTGCGGTAATTTCTCCCGCTACGATTGTTGCATCTCCTAAAGTTCCGTAGTCTGCAAAGTAGATAGTTTTAATTCCACCTACTGCCGATTTACAAGGTACTTTACGTCCGCTTGTTATTAAGCATCCCATATTTTTAAAGTTTTTTTAAATAAAAAAGGGTAGGCAGAACCCACCCCTTTAAATTTGATTAGTTAATTATTATACTGTCGTTCTTAAAACGATATCAGTTACCTGTGCATACTGAACACCAGCAGTAAATCTCATTACGATACGAACATTTTGAGAACCGTCATTTTCTGCCATATCAATCACTCGTACTTCGTTCAAGTCATTTAAAAGACCTGTTCCAAAGAATAAGTTAGATTTTTCAGCAGCGATAATTGTTCCAGCTGCTGCACCTCTTGCTGGTACAACTGGAATTCCATCAAAGAATAAAGAACCTAAAGATTGGTTGTTTCCTTTGTTTTCGTATCCGTTAGCACCTTGTCCACCAGACTGGAAACCACCTAAAGCTCTTGTGTAAGCTCTAATTACATCAGAAGCAGCATAGATATATAAATCTTCTGAGCCATAAACAGCTGTTGGAATTGCATCTACAACAGAACCTAATTCAGCGATAACATTTGCAGCTGTAATTGCAGCACCTGTTAATTCTTGTCCAGCTGGTAAATCTGCATCAGCAGCTAATTTAGTTCCGAAACCGTCAAACTGTCCACTTACAGCAGTTGAACCAGACCAGATATTTTTTTCCGTTCTATCAGCTACTTTTGCAGCAACGTGAGCTAGTACGAAATCAGCAAAGTTTGGCGCTAAGTTATCGAATGCCGAGAAGCCCATTTGTTCAGCTTCAAAAGAATCGTGTAAGTCTTTCTTACAGATGTCCATATTAACCTGAAATTCTTCTGGTTGTAGGATAGCTTCTGTTAAAGTTAGCGTTCCTTGATTTGGCTCAAACCCACAAGATGCATCTTTTACGATGTCATCAGTTGAAGCCTTCTGAATTACAGATTTAAATTTTACGTTTGGCATTACGGTAATTAACCCTTTATCCAAAGTGTCAGCAGATAGTAAAGCAGCA